TTTTTTTTTATTAATTATTTTATTATATAAACTATAAAATAATATAATTAACTTTTTTTGCATGAGATGGGATTCGAACCCACGAAGCAATATGCACATGAACTTAAGTCATGCCCCTTTGACCGCTCGGGAACTCATACATTCGGGTATTACCCCTTTATTTTATTTACTTATACTTTTTTTGTCTTCTTTTTTTTATCTACTACTTCAACAACATTAGGTGGAGTATCAACAATAGTAGGTGATACAACTTCATTAATAACATCAATAATATTATTAGGTATAACTACTTTGACTTTTTTAACCTTTACTTTTTTAACTGGTTCAGTCACTTCTGGTTTAACTGAATCAGTCACCTCAGGTTTAACTAAATCAGATACCTCAGATTTAACTGGTTCAGTCACCTTAAGTTTAACTGGTTTAGTCACTTCAGGTTTTACCTCTACAACTACAGGAGTTGGTTCGGGTTCTGGTGTAACTAATAAAGTAGATTTATCTTTAAGTAATTTTTTACGGTCATAATATTCTTTAGCTTTTTTACGTTTGTATTCTAAAAAGGCTGGGTCGTCTGACACCTTCTTTTTATAGTATTCTTTACGCTGAGTATTAATCTTCTCTTTGTTTAGTTCTCTATATTTTAGAGTTGCCTTTTTTTGTGCTGGTGTATAACTTGAATATACTTTTACAACATCATCAATAATAGTTTTAAGTTCACTAACTTCTTCGGGTTTAAGATTATCCATTATATATATAATAAATTAAATCTTTAAATACTTATATATATATTATTTATTCATTACCTTAATATCACATGGAACTCTAAACGCGTCAATACCACCTTTAGTATCCTCTGTAGTAATGACGTCAATCTCTTTACGTAATGACGGGTCTTCAGACCTAAAAAAGTGTTTAAGAATATACTCGTTCTTTTTAAAATCAACAGATGTATTTAGGTCATCAAACATATCTAAGAATATAGTTACATCATCGTATAAAGAACCACTTCTATATTGTGATGCATTAATAAAATGACCTAATGCAAGACAATACCATCCACAAGCATTATTCATTAATGATTGTACGTCCTTCTTTGTATTAGGTAGTCCTTGTTTGCCTGTTGTATCTTTTACTACCTTTTTTACACATTCGGGTGCTGGTTGTCCGTAAGGATCAAACCATATAGATTCTACTTTATCATTAGGGTATTTATTAAGTTGTAAAAAACACCAATGTGTTCCATCATTAGGATTGCCTTCTTCATCTAATGAATCTTCTAAATTAACTATATACGATTTATTATATTCTAAAGGAGTAGTAAGTTCATCTTTAAAAACTACGTCTTTTAATGGGATACGCATTTTTTTGGCGAGTTGGAATATCTGAGAATCTGATAACGACATTTATTAATAATATATATATAATACTCTTTATATAATTTTATACATATAGTCCAGAACCTACAGAAGACCCGCCGTCATTAAAGTGTTGGTATTGTGGTGGTAAAAAGAATTGCATTTGCCAGTTAGCACTAAATGGTTGTGAGATACATGCTGGAGGACAATAAGAACTTAATAATCTTCCTTTTTGTTGTACGCTTGAACGTTCAATAGCACCACCAATCATTCTTGAACGCGGTTGTAAATCCCCTGACATATCTACTTTAGGCGATAATGCATGACGAGAATCAATACCTAACTTAGCTAGTCGTGCACTCTCTTTACTTGCGATAGCGTTATCCATCCCAGCACGGGACATATAACCATAATTAGTTCCTAAATGTCTATTAAGTTCATTAGATAATTTTACATGAGAACCATGACCGCGTAGTCCTGAACCTTGAACCATCTCTTCATCTTCTTCTTCTTCTACAGGGTTTTGCATTAGTTCATTTGATTTGTGCTTCTCAGGTGATAATGCTTGTTTATTCTGTTGTAGTTCTTCAGGCTTTAAACTTAGTTCTACGCCTTTATTTTTACCAAAAGCACGTGTGACAATATTATATGTCTCAGGATGAACTAATAAATTAAATCCTGTTCCTTGTTTAACACGGACTTTATGACCGCGTTTTAATTTACGTAATTGATGTGGACTTGCGTCGATTGAGATTTGATGCATATTATCTTTATATAATATTATCTTTTTAAATGTATTATTTATTTATTAAGAATAGACTTAATAATTAAATAATATAGTTTGTGATATTTAGACCCGAGCACCAGTAAGTGCGTCAATACTAATCTCAATTCCATATTCAACAAAAACAAAGTAGTCCATGGTTTTAGAAGAAGTGTTAGTTCCAATAACTTGAATGGATTTAGGTACTGACATCTCAACAGGAAGCATGCGTTCAACATTAACATAGTAATAGCAATATTCCATATCAAAGCCTAACCTATCAATTAAACCAGATGTTAAACCATCAGTTAGACCGCCATTGACAGCATTCTGACCGTAAAGTTGGTTATTAAACTCTTCAAATGCATACTTCTGTAAGTTATAAATTGCGTTCTGACCAGATACTTGAATATTAAAGTTGGTAATATGCGATAGAGGTGAAGTGCATCCGCATCCTGCTGGGTCGAATGGCGACTGCCATACTTGCATACCTGCAGGAAGACCAGTGTTTGTAGTATTTGTAACTCCGAGCATAGCATTTGTAGTAACCGTAGAAGTAGAACTACCTGATGCATTGAAGAAGGGAATTAATAATACAGATTTAATATTAGCAATACCGTTAGTAATTAAATTGTTAAATGTTCCACCTGATTGAACGTTTAATACTTGGTATTGGTAAATATCAGTATATTTAATTTGTTTAACTGGTGATGATAAATAAGCCTGTTCGAACACTGGATTAAAACTATATGACGGGATATATAAGTAGATGGACTTAGCGTTAGGAGAATCGGTTAAAGTAATACCACTTAATGAAGTAATAGATTGGTCTAAACATTTAGCACCAACAGATAAATTCATAATTAATGTCTGTTGCATTGAGAAGCTAGCAGTATTTGCTGGGTATGCAGCAGGAGTAAAACCAATGGTTGCAGAACCATTTTGCGGGAATCCAGATGCACACATTAATGGATTTACACCTCCTAAAGCATTAGTTACAGAACTTACTGCTAGACCTGTAGTAAAAGCAGGTGATGCTTGTCCTACAGTAGTAGCAGTAGCACCAGTAGCGACAGCCATAGCATGTTTAATAGTTGATGATGTATTATTTAAATTGAGTGTAAGCTTCATAAATACTCCCTTAAGTAAAGGACACATATTAAAGAATGAATGAAGATGTTTAAGATAAATAGTGGCAGTGACTGCCATTTGAATTACTCCTCGTTGTGTGATAGGCGGATATACTCCACCTCCGTTAGTATATGCTTGTCCTGACACAATAGTAGATGTACCATCAATACGATTGTAAATATATGACTTCCAAAGATTTTGGCAATTTTGTGTAGTAATTAATGATGAATAGTTATATAAAGATGTACCATATTGTAAGTATGCTCCAGTACTTATGCTTTGTACTGGAATAGCACCTAATGGTGCTTGTGTATCAAAATTAATATATTCCTGACGACGAACTAAACCTTCATTACCTTCACCAGTACTAAAATTATTAGCACCACCTTTAGTACCAAAAATTTGGAAGTTTGAGTTATTAACTGTTCCATTACCAGATAAAAAATCCTGTACTCCTAATGCAGATACTTGCGTACCTAAAGCAGACCCTGCACCACTATTTAAAAAAAATCCAAATGATTTAGGATCGTCAGGATAAAATCCAATGGTTGCTCCTTGAGATAACACATCCTGCATAGATAAAGAAGTTAAAAGTTTAAATGAGTTCCACATATTAACATAAGGAGTCTGTTGAACTATAGTAGTTCCGTTGTAATCCAACGTCAAAGAATGAACGATATTACCAAACCAATTTTTTAAACCCATCATATTAACTGCACTATAAGCCATTGATTGTGCAGATGAACCTGTAGTTAATGTAGTTGTATTTTGACCAGCACTTAATGTTGTAACAGATGGTGTTGCAGCAATTGCAGCAGCAACTGCATTATCAATACTACTTTGAGCTAGTGTTAAAGTAAGTGGACATAATAAATATGCTTCACGATACGACATATATTTATTACTATTTGATAACTGAGAAGTATCGATAATAGATTGATTGTTACTATAGTTTTGATTTTGGTTATCTAAAATATTTAACCAGTCTTTACGCACAAAGACGGCTGGAGTGCCCTCCACTTCCTGAGATAAATCGAATACGAGTTTGTCTGACATATTATTAATAATAATATGTGATACATTCTTTAAATAGTTTATACATAGATTAAAAAGACATAGTAATGTTCTTCCTTTTTGATTCTGAGGTTGGTTTTTGAATATTAAGTCGTGATAATTTAGACCCTAAACGCGACATACCAGTTCCATCCATGCTTTTACTGGCACGTTGTGTGCCTTTACGTGATAAAGGGTCGATACCAGTTGTACGAATATAATCATCCATATCCATATATGACGAACCAGCACCACCGCCTGCCGTACGTAAAAGAACAGAACCCATTCCTTCACCTTCAATTTTACTACCTAATTTAAATCGCCTAATATGTGGAGACATAGTTCCATTAGTAAAGGGCATCTTTACATGTCGTGTTGTATTATATACCATGATTATTATATAATAAGATTATCTTTTTATATAATTTTTTAAGTATAATTACATTGTAAATTTTAATTTATCTTTTATTTTTAAATTCCTATATTTAATTACACCTTTAATAATACTGTCTAATACATTAAGTTTTTGATTTAACTCTCGTTCATGTTGTAATTCTTTATCGTTATTAATCTCTAAGAATACTTTTTGTTTGTCAGCATGTAGGTCGTTATATAACTTGGTTAGGTATTGTTCGTCAATTACACTCATTAATTATATATATAAAATATTGTTTAAGTAGTTTATTTATTTAGTGCCTAACCATCCTTCATCTTTATCCCTAATAGCAAGAAGGATAGTCATATTAGGGTCTCCAATAACTAATGGTTTAAGGTCTGTGCCTAAAAATGATAATCTTAATTCATTGTAAGTACCATCAATTAATTTACACCACGCGAAGTTAGGTGGTTTATCAACTACTAATTCACCAATAGCAACTCCAGCTGGATTTAATGAATAAATAATAGATGATGGTTGTGAGTAGGGGTTATTAATATTTGATAAACTAAATAATACATTACTATTAGGTTGGACTTGAGGTGATGTTGTAGATATATAAGATATAGTATTACTACTATTTTTAGCGACATAAGAACCAGATGCAACAAATGTACCACCAACATTGGCAGCACTTTGGAATCCTGCAACATATCCTAAAATAATGTTAATGTTAGCAGGGAATGACACGACTGAATTTTGTGATGTAGTAGGCCAGCCTACAAAGTTAGATGGGACTGTTGCACCCGTAGGTAAAGATGTAGGAATATAGTAAGTATTTAATTGAATAGCATATCTATTAACATTTACTAAAATCTCAAAAGGATAAACATTTTGTGTTCCAGATACCCAGTATGTTCCATTATTAATAAATGTAAATTGTAAAAGATTGTTAAGTGCTACAATATCATAAAGACCGTCAGGAATATTTACTGAATAAGTGGTTGTGGTTGTTCCAGCCGTCCATGTATAAGTAATAAGATTATTAACTTGTGTAGATGATATATTATTCCATGAGTAAAACATAGCAATACTCTGAACTGCTACGAATTTATCTTTAAAAACAACAGAGTTAGGGAACTTATAAATTAATTTATTATTTGCTCCGTCTGCTACGAGATTAGTTTGATTTAAGACAACGATAAACATTTTATTATAATAATATAATAGAATGTCTTTAAATAGAATATATAGATTAACTTATTCATAAAGTCCAGTACCTAAACCTAAACCAAGTCCAGAACCTTTATGAGGTATCATGATTTTTTGATGCTTCTCAACAGAGGTTGATGGTGTTCTTTGTAATTTGTATTTTGGACGTAATCGGCTATCTTTATATAAAGTTTTAAAACCTGAACCGTGGGCTTTACCTAAATTAATAGGAACTTGAGACCCACCAAAAAAGAATGGTGGTTGATGACAATCAGATGCCATTTGTGGAATCATGGCATTAGGATGTTCTACCTTAGGGTTGTAATTGTAAATACCTGCTGTGGACATATTATTATAGTATAATAGATGATTCTTTATATATTTTAATAATTCTTCTTTTTTTAGGAATATTCCTTCGACAAATATAATCACAGACCACAGGGTCTAATTTAAAAAAAGAATCTAACCATGTAAATAATGGATATTCATGATTTTTTATAGTATATATTTTATGGTGAGATTTAACCATTAATTATTATATACACTATCTTTTTAAATAGTTTAATATCCCATAATTAATAATTCTTCAGATTTATTAATATCCCATTATTAATAATTCTTCCATAATCTCTTGTACGTCTGGTTTTGGTAATGTTCCATTTTTAGATAATCTAATAAGTAATAATTTAAATTTTTTAATTAATTCTTTAGAGTCATTACCAGCCATAATCTCACCCTTCATGACTTCAAAATCATGAATATCCTTCTCAACAGAATCTTTACTTGGTGTAGGGATACTTAATTTATCAGCAATGTCTGCTCGTTTAGATACTTTATATAAATAATTCTTCTCATCATCTGTTAGTCCATTAAGGTCATTAAAAGATGGAACTTTACCTCCAACAATGTCACGCATGACATTACCTAATTTATCAGATACACGATGCGATGGCTGACCTATAACAGATACACCTGATGGTTGTCTAAATGATAAAATATTATCATTTAATTTATGACGATGAATATAATACTTACCAAAAGGGATATATTTTTTATCAGGTTTAATACCTGCATCATGGTCGACCTTATCTACTAAGAATTTTTTAGGAGTTGATATTCCTGAACCCTTAACTCGTCTTCGCTTTTTTAGTTTAAATCCTGTACCAATAACTCCAGCTTCTTTAATTGCTTCTTGAAT